ATGATAACGTTTATCTTTGACCCACCAATAATTTATTCCTGTATGACCAATTTCATTAAAACCTAATATTTTATATAAAGATCCATCACTTATATCACAAGATGCATAAGAAATTATCTTATTTGGTTTATAATTTCTTATAAAGTGTTTAAATAATTTAGAAGCACCGCCAATAACAGAAGTGTTTAACTTAGAACAAAATCTTAAGAGTTCGTATTCATTTTCTTTAGAAGTTTGACCTAAGATCTTTCTTTTTTTACCAAAGGTCATTAAAGAAACTAATTCATCATTATAAAATAATCCTAAATTTATGGAAGATTGAGAATTTCCTTGTAAATGATTTTTATTTAAAAATATAGTTTTATCTTTATTATTAACTATTTTTATTTGGCATTGCCTACCGTTTATTTTATTTTTGTTTTTATTTAGTTTGTTTAAGATAATAGATTTAATTATATCTTTTTTATAATTCCAATCATCTTCCCATATATTTATAAGATTTATATTTTTGTTTTTAAAATACATATATTTATCATAATGATATTTCTTATTTTTAAATAAATCACTATGCCAATAAATACCATTAAATTCAAATGCTAATTTTAAATCTGGAATATAAATATCAAGTTCTATACCTAATTTTCTATAATTTTGAAGAATTTCTTCGTTATAATTTTTCTCTATAAAAGAAAATATTTCATTTTCCCCTTTACTACTAAAATAATGAAATTCATGTTTTCTACAATATAAGTGAAATGCAAGACCATTTTTATATAATTCTACATTATTGTTACATCCTTTGACATTACAAATAGGTATTTTATTACCATTTTTAAATAAAAATATTTTTTGAGCAAAGTTTATTTTTTGATCTTTATTTAAATTATTAAATTCTTTCTTAATAATAGTATAAAACTTAGATAGATTTTTTTTAAAATATTTTTCTGTTTGTTGATTAGAACTAATAAAATTAAATTCATCTAAAAACTTTTTACATTCTAATTTATCTAGCTTTGAGGGTTTATAATTATCACTTAAATAAAATTTTATACACTCAGGACAATAAATTTTATATTTTTCTGGTATTTGAGCTTCTTTTTTTCGTTTTTGATCTCGAATTATATGAAATCCATGTACTTTACAATTAATGGTATGTTTAGTTGCTACTGGAATAACTTCATTTGAAATTAATCTTTTATCCCATTTAAAAACAGTAAAGCATTTTCCTAGTTTATCCTTAACTGTTATAATATATTTTAAATATTTTTCTACCTCTTGATTTACAACAAGAGGATCTTCTTTAAATAAAAATAAAACTTGGTGTGTTTTTTTATGAATATATTTATTTTTATTCCCTTTTAAAATTTTATATAATCCATTTAAAATATTAGGGTGATTTGGTTTACATTCAAATATTTTATTATTATAAATAACATTAACTAAACCACTTGATATAAATACTAATTCTCCATTTAAATATCTTGGGTCATCTTTTTTAACCCTAAAAGAATTTCCATTAAAATCTTTAACAACCACAAATCCTTTAGCAATAGGTTTTAATTCTCCATTTAAATATCTTGGGTCATCTTTTTTAACCCTAAAAGAATTTCCATTAAAATCTTTACATAAAACTAAATTTTTCATTTTTAATTATATATTCAAAAAGGAAATAGTTTTCAATCAATTTATAATAAATACATAAAAAAAAAATCACTAAAATTTATTTTAGTGATTTTAAAATTTTATTGAGTTTATTTTTAAATAATACTTTCATCCCATGAATCAACAGCTAATGTAAATCCTTCAATTCTATAAAGTTCTTCAGACATAAATCCAAGTTCGGGGGCTGGAATTTGAGACATTGGAAATACATTGTAACATTTCCATTGCCAAAACGGATTTGCAGCTCTATCATACATTGTAATAATCATCCATGGAGATACATAATCAGCCTTTAAGCCTGTTCTACCAGTTAATGGATCATAAACTAAATCACACCATTTTCTAAGTGTCTTTAATACATAAGCACTTGGTGTTTTATTTAAGTTTATTTCGAAATTAAGTCCTACATCCATTGTAGTTACATCAGGTTTAGCGCCAGCAAATCTTCTAGCAGCCCATTTATATTGTTGAGCTACTGGTGATGATGGAAATGAATGAGATACTAATCCCGTTATATTTTGCACATTTTCAAGCAATAAATTGGTATTCTCATCAGTTGAACCTACTCCTACAGGGAGTGCTATTTGAACTGTGAAAAGATTAAGATAGACCGGTTCATATAATTCTTGCGCTGCTCTTGAGTTTTTCCAATGCGGTAAACCAAATAAACCTTGACTTTTGAAATTATCAGCCATATTATTAATTATTTTTATATTTATTCAATTAAACTGTTGTAAATCCACCAGAACTTGCAGTTCCAAGTTTATTAACAGTAATTCTATTTATTATTTTTTCCATTCCTTTATTAATCCAAACTCCAATATCTACAAGTCCAAATCCTTCATCTATAACTTCTCCGGTATTGTTATTTTCATCCATTATAAGTTCATAGTCAAAAAGTGCTCCTGCGTCTTTTATTGATTCAAGTATAGGAGTTATTGAATTAACAACATTAAGTCTTGAAACTGGAGTATTATAATCAAATACAAAACTTTGAAGAACATCATCAACTTGTAATTCAATTGTATTAAGTATTTCTCTTACGTGTAAATAATTGTAATCACTTTTTATACTTTGATAAGAAGTTTTATTTGCATAAATAAGAACCTGAGAAGTTTGAGGTCTTTCAATAATTGAGTTATATCCAAATGGTTCAAGATAATCTCTATCAGTTTGATCTACATTATATTCAACTCCACCAACATTAGCATTAGAAATAATACCATTTTTATTTGCTACAATTGCAAAAGGATCTCCACCTAAAAATTTTCTAATATAAGTATTAGATACATCAGCAGCAGGTGGTACTGAGAATGTACGACCATTTTCATAATATCTTAAGAATGGTCCAAATACTCCACAATATCTAGCTCCATTATCTTCTGTTGGAAGTGAAAATCTAAATGTTCTTGGCATATCTGGGTTACCTCCTTGGGCAATCCATTCTGTCGAGAAAATAGGTTTAGGATCCACACCCGATACAAATATATCACAAAAGTAAGGATTTTGCGATGAGGAGAATTGACTTATAGATGGTGCAGAAATTATTGCTGTAGTTTTTCCTCTTTTCTTAGCAAGTCTTGATAAATAAACTTTTCCACCAAGTTCTGGTTGTAATCCATTAGCCATTGTGTCAACAACATAACGATAGTTAATCATATCGGGATTTGTTAATCCCCTAAGGATTCCTTGATCATCTAACATTTCATAAATTTTTGTAAGACCTTCTTCTAAACTAATAGCTCCATCTTCATCATATCCTGGTAAATGATTATTTGTTAAAGTTAATCCATCTAATTTCAATATTTTATAAACTGATGTTATAGAAGCATCATCTATAATTTTTTGTGTATAAACAGAACCATCGCCTGTTAAAAATGCTGAATAATTATAAATAGGTTCAGCTGTTTCAAATTCATATTCTGTTCCATTAAATATCTTAGAAGTTACATAAGTTACACCAGGTATTACTTCTCCTGAGGCGTCCTTTTTAAGGAAAGTTCCTACTGTAATTTCTCTTTGTTTATTAGAAGAATCTGTATTCAATATAAAATTCTTTCCGGTTGTATCTAACAAACTAACATCTAAAGTAGTATGAATAACTTCTTGAAGTACACTTACATCATAACTTAAAAAATTAGTCATTACACTATCAGCCTCATCTTGAATAAGATTATGACCAACTAAATCTATCATATAATTTGCAGTATTAACTGTATTTCCATCACCTAAGTAATAATTACCACCAGAAGCATCAATCTGATCAAGAGCTTCATTGTTTATATTAAGAAGAATTCCTGTTAATGGAGTAGATGCATTAACAATATTTTCTATACATTGATCTGCTCCAGTTTGATCTCTAAATTCTGGTATAATAGTTCCAGTCCAAGAACCCACCAAATTAACATTATCAAGATTAATAAAATCAACAAGTTTACTTGGAAGTAATCCATCTGCAGAAAAATAGTCTGTATAGAATGGGTCTGTTGATAAACTACTATAACTTGTCCAATCTCCTTCTATAGCTATAATTTGAATAAAATATTCCTTCATTAAATCATATGGACGAATCCAATCAAATGGAATATTATCAGTAGATCCATACCAATCTTTTGCAGCAATACTATATCCTTGAAGATCATATGCTTTACGTATTATAAAAGATACGTTTTTTGTTCCAACATTTGCAAGTTGAAATAAAGGGGCTTCAGTAGTAGAGCTTATTCCATACTTATTTGTAATTATTCCTTGTAAATAATCCGCATCAGGTTTCCAAAATCTTTCTCTGTTAAAAAAGTTAACATATTTATCATTTATAGTTATTTTATTTTGATCACCCATGCTTGTGTCAACAGAAAGAGCAATAGCATCAACTTGATCTATTGAAGAATCTGCAGCCTGATTAACATTTAATAAGTTTATTGCAAATACAGGTGATTGTAATAAACAAGTATCAATAGATCTTTGGAAAAAAGACCCTTTCCTTTCTAACTTAAGATCTATATCACCATAAAATTTTTGACGATCTCGCGTTGATCTAATAAATACTGGTGTATTAAAAGGACCTATCTTAGAAAATCCAGGAACAAGTCTTAATGATTGTGTAGTAA